ACAAAAACACTACTCTGATCTACTTAACAAAGAACTTCCAGAGGAAGAAAAAACTACCTCTGAAATGTTAAAAGAAGGATTCGATCAAGAACAAAAAGGAGCCTAGTCTATGGCTTTTGGTAATACCGCATATTCTGAGGCGGCCTTTTCAGCAGAAGATAATAACGCCATTGCTTATCCTCAAGGAAGTGTCCTTACAGGATCAATGGGTGAAGAGTCTAATACAGGTACTGCTAATGTAGATGTTACAGGTATTCAAGCAACTTTAAGCAATGGAGGATCTGTTGCAGGTTCTTCTGTATTATTCAGTGTAACAGGATCTGAATTAACAACTTCTATTGGCGAAGAAGGAATTAATATTGGAGTTCCTGTAACCGGTCAACAATTATCTATATCTAATAAAGAAACTACGCAAGATACCTTGACTGCTTTTGGAGAAGCTCCTTTTGCTTCTCAAAGTCCTGCTACTTTCTTCATACCTTCTGTTGAAGTATTTACGACAACAGGTGCTGGAACTCTTCCAAGTTTCTTATTACAAACATCTGTTGGAGAGGAAATTGTTACAGCAGATGCTAATGTTTCAGTAACAGGATCTGAGCTAACACTATCAACTAATGATGTAACATTTGAAATAACTGCTGATATAAATGTAACAGGATCTCAAGCAAACATTTCACTTGGAACTTATTCTGTTTCTGCTGATGGTAATGTAAGCGTTATAGTTACAGAGCACGATATAGTTACATCGATTGGTTCGGTAACTACAACTGCAAATGCTGATGTTTCTGTATCAGGATCACAATTAACAGGTTCTGTTGGAGATGTGTCTTTCACAATTAATGGTAATGTATCTGTTACAGGACAGCAATTAACTTTAACATTAGGGGATGAGTCTGCATTTACAGATGTGAGTGTTGAAGTTACTGGTCAAGAGTTAACAATGTCTATGGGAGAAGAAACTCCTACAGCAGACGCTAACGTTGAATTAACAGGTATTCAACTAACTAGTTCAACTGGAACAGTAGATGCTGTAGCTGTAGCTGAGGTCACGGGTGTTCAAATGTCCACTTCTATAGGATCTGTTACAATAACAGCCAACGCTGATATAGATGTTACTGGAATTGAGTTACAATCTAGTGCTGGAAATGCAGATGTTACAGCATGGGCTGAAATTGATCCAGGTGTGTCTAATGTTTGGACTGAGGTTGATAAAGCAGCATAGAGAGGATATAATAAAGTATGGCATCAAGTTACACAGATTTAGGAGTAGAATTAATCACTACTGGTGAAAAAGCTGGTTTGTGGGGACAAATTACAAATACAAATCTTCAGATTATGGAACAAGAGTCTGGAGGATTTTTAGCTAAGTCAATTGCCGGTGGTGCACAAACAACTCCTTTAGGTATTACTGATGGAGCAACAACAGGCTCTGATGCTAGAAATGCAATCATAGAACTTACAGGAACTATAACAGGAAATCAGATAGTTACTGTTCCAGATTCAATTCAAAAAAATTATGTTGTATTTAATAACACTTCAGGAGCCTTTACAGTTCAGTTTAAAACGGTTTCAGGAACTGGTCCAACATTTTCAACTACAAACAAATCAACAAAAATACTTTATTCAAATGGAACTAATATTATTGATGTTACTGCAAATTTAGGAGATTTAGCAGTAGGTGCCGTTACTGCTACAGGGCATGTTTTACCTGGAGCCAATGATACTTACGATTTAGGCGCTGTAGGAAATGTATGGAGAAACGTATATACAGGGGATTTACACCTAAATAACGAGCATAAAACAGAAGGTAATATAATAGACGGATCTAAAGGTAGTTGGACTTTACAGGAAGGTGCTAAAGATATATACTTAATTAATAATAAATCTAATGAAAAATTTAGATTGAAATTAGAAAAAATTTAAGGAGATACTAATGGGTATTATTTCAAATGGAAATACAGTAATCGATAATGGCGCAATTGATGCAAACGAAGTAGACACTACTCAAATTGCTAATGATGCGGTAACTGCTGACAAGTTAGCAAATACTGCAGTTACTGCGGGATCTTACACAACAGCTGACATTACGGTTGATGCTCAAGGTAGAGTTACTGCTGCTTCATCTGGACAAGCTGGTGGTGGAAATATGCTTTTTAATTTTTATGCTACTAGCAGTGGTACTTATACTGCGCCTGCTAATACAAACAAAGCACATGTATACATACAAGGGGGAGGCGGAGGTGGTGCCGGTGCAAACCAACAACGTTCTGCTGGACCGGGAGGAGCCGGAGGCTACGGAGTGTTTCCATTAGATGTAACACCAAATACAGCTTACCCTTACTCGATTGGAAATGGTGGAAGCGGTGGAAACGGATCAACTAACTCATCTAATCCAGGTAACCCAGGCAATGCATCTAATTTTTCTAACTTAGCAACTTCAAACGGAGGTGGCGGAAGAGCTGCTGTGCCTTACAACAATAATGCAGGACCAGGTACTGATGGTACTGTTCCAGGAGGTATTCCTTTTGCACCTATTGGATACGCACCGTATCCACCAGGATCAAGGAATTTTTATGGTATGCTAGGAAGAGGCCATGGAGGAGCCGCAGGGAATACACCAGGTGGAAGCGGTGGAAGCGGTGAAGGTGGTGGTATATTTATTTTTGACAACAGTGACGTATAGGAAAAATTATGGCATATATTATAACTTCAGATGACATAAAAACAAATGTATCAGGAATAGCAGCAACTGAATCTGCTAGAGATAACATGGATATGGCACTACAATGTGTTGCTCACGAGATAGGTGAGGCTGAGTTTAATAATTTAAAAAATAACACTAAAAGAGTAAGTGATCATGATGGCACTAATTTTGTTTATGTAGATATGATAACAGAATTTACAGAAGAGAATAATTTAAAAACGTATCTAGATATAAAAAGTAAAGCTATATCTCAAATTATAAAAAAATATCCAGATCATCCAGATATGACTATTTGGACAACGTACAAAAATTTAGTAGACAATTACGATACGTCAACAGTAACTTTTCCTTTAACCACAAGTTGGGAAAAATATTGTGAAGATAATTCAATAGATTATTTTAATTTATTAGAACTACCTTAAAACTTTCTTGCTTGTTAATATAATATAGTATATATATATTTTTAATGCATGAGAAAATAATTAAGTTTAGTGCGCATAAAGGTTATCTTAAATTTAACGAAGAATTACCAAAGTTAATTAAATTAAATATACCTGATTGGTTTAAAAAACTAGAGCATAATATAGAGAAAAAAACTGTTAAAGGTTGTATTCCTTTTTTACAAACTTTAACTTATGGTTATGTTCTTACCCTACCTCAAGATTTTTATCTAAAACATAATAGTTTTAATAAAGATGAGATAAAAACTACGTTAACAGCTTCTTTTGAAAGTGATTTTGGTTACAATTTAAATGTAAAAGATAGACAGGAACAGCATACCACAATACAAACAGAAGGGTCTTCTTATAATAAAAAGAATAGCAATTTGCCTATTAATAAATTTTTAAATCCTTGGTTGATTAAAACACCTCCAGGATATTCTTGTCTTTTTGTTCCTCCGTTAAATAACACAGATGACAGGTTTTCAATAATACCTGGTATTGTAGATACAGACACTTTTCCACTATACATTAATTTTCCATTTATTGTAAACGGAGATAAGCATCCTGTTTTAGATACTCAATTAAAAAAAGGAACTCCTTATGTTCAAATAATTCCTTTTAAAAGAGATTCATGGAAAATGGATATAGGTGAAATAAAAGAAAATGATGAAAGTAATCTTTGGTGGAAAAAAGGTAAATATTTTTTAAATATGTTACATAATTACAAAAATTTATTTTGGAATAAAAAAACAACTTGGAAATAAAATGCAAACAGATTTACTACCAGAAAATATTGAAAGCATTAAAAATAACAAAGTAACTTTTGTTAAAAATTTTGCTACTATAGAAAATACATATGACCTTAATTTATTGTTTTCTTTTTTAGAAAAATTAGACATACCCGTTCATTATAAAAAAAATAATTTTGAACCAGAAAAAGAAAAAGAAAAAGAATTTAATTTTTTAGAAAAAGTTTTTCAAATATCTAATGTAAGTCATTTTTTTCCAGACTTTCAGTTTTTAAAAAGTTTTTTAGAACAAGTCTTTAAATACCCTGCTCATCCTAGAGATGGAACTGACATTTTTTTTAGTTTAAAAAGTATTGCTGGAATAAGTCATGAAGATATAGAGGATGTTTTTATAATTGGTCTAAGTGGTACTGTGGTATATAACGTATTTCAAGAAGAAACAAATCACTATGAAATTAATAAGGGAGACTTGATATATATACCAAAAGGTATTAGACATAAAGTAATTGGGTTGTCACCAAGAATAACTCTTTCAATAGGTTTTTACAATGAAAAATAAACTTTCTGATTATATTTGTATATATGATAATGTTCTTGGTAATAAAAAAAATAATGTTTTAAGTAGATTGTTGACACAAAATATTTTCCCATTTAAACCAGCTGGAGTTTTTTCAGAGGGTGGTGGCCAACTAGTAGATAAAACAATTAGAAACACAGAAAAATTTTCTTTAGATAATATTACTGAAAAAAGTAATACTATAATTCATTACACAAATCTTTTTTGTTCTTGTTTACATCATTATATAAAAATATATGCTAAAGATATTAATATGATTTTAGATTGTAATGTAAGTGATATGCAAATTTTAAAGTATAAAGTTGGAGGTTTTTACAAAGAACATATTGATTCAGGACGTTATTCTCCTAGAACATTAAGTTTTATCTACTTAGTTAATGAAGATTACAAAGGAGGAGAATTAGTTATGGAATTGCCAAAAATAAAAGAAACCATACCAATAGAAGTTAAAAAAGATAGATTAATTATTTGGCCTAGTAATTTTATGTATCCACATAAAGTTTTACCTGTAACAAAAGGAATAAAATATTCGGTGGTAGCATGGGCATTATAGGCAAAGATTTTAAATACATAGCAGTAAAAAATTTTATTGATGATAGTGTAATAAAAATTTTAGAGACTTATACTAATATGAATCACAGACTTAATTTAAGACCTTATCCCCAAGACCATAAAATGAATAATTATGAAACAGGTATTTATGGAGATAGGTTAATGGAATCAATTATGTTAAATAAACAATCTCATGTAGAAAAAATAACTGGTAAAAAACTATTACCAACTTATTCTTATTGGAGAATGTATACAAATTTAGGAACTTTACCAAAACATCATGATAGAGAGTCTTGTGAAATATCTGTATCATTTAATATAGCAACTAAAGGAGAAGATTGGCCAATATATATGGATGGAAAGCCTGTTTACACTAAACCAGGTGATGCTGTTATATATTTAGGTGAAAAAATTAAACACTACAGAAAAGAATTTAAAGGAGACTATTCTACACAATGCTTTCTACATTATGTAGATAAAGATGGTCCTTATGTTGAGTTTGCTAAAGATAAAAGAGCTTATTATGGGTTAAATAAAACAAATCATTTAAAAGTAAAAATAAATAGATAGGAGACAAAATGAAATTTATTCAGAAACAAGATGGAAGTTGTGACTTAACTTTTTCTGAAACCGAAATTAAAACATTAAATGAAACAAAAAAAATATCTTTTACTGCAGAAGGATTAAAATATTTTAGTAATGATTTAGTGAGAATGGTTGTGAATTTTAATGAATTGTTTAGTGAAGAAATTCAAAAAAAAACTAACTCGGATGATTGATGTATTCTTGTGAAAATAATTATTTAAATAACATAGAGAATAAACAAATACTTAGTGTTCTAAAAAATAAATTTCCTTGGTATCTATCTGAAAGGGATAGTTTTTTAAGTCATATTGTAGTTTTTGATGATAAAATGGTAAGTACTTTTTATGGTTTAATAGAACCTTTTCAAAAGAAAATTAAAAAACAAATAAATCAAGCTGTTTTTTATATGATACTAAATGATAGTACTAGTAAAAAAGTTATAGATAATTCAGAAAATATGTATAAGGAAAATAATTTTTTAAAACTTATATATCATATTGATAGCTCTGACGGATACACTGAGATTTGTTCACAAGAGAAAATACCTCACACACAAAACAGATCAATTATAATAGATAATCAACTTAATACAGGTGAGTTTAACCCAATAAAATCAAGAACCAGTCTTATACTCAAGCTACTATTCAAAAAATAGTTTGTATAAGGTATAATGCAATATGCCTTTAACAAATATACAAATAGCACCAGGCTTTAATAAACAAGTAACTGAAACAGGCGCAAAAGGTCAATGGACTGATGGCGATTTTGTTAGGTTTAGATATGGCCTTCCTGAAAAAATTGGTGGTTGGGAACAGATAACAGATAAAACATTGTTAGGAAAAGTAACAGAACAAATGATTTGGGCTGACTTAGATGGTAATAAATATGTAGCATTAGGGACAAACAGAACTTTAATCATTTATTATGAAGGTGCTTTTTATGATATTACTCCACTAGATACTGCAATTACTGGATGTACTTTTACTACGGTTAATACATCAGCTACAGTTACCGTAAATAAAGTAGGACATGGATTATCTGCAGGAGATTTATTTACTTTTACATCTGTAACTCCTCCGGTAGGAGCAGGTTATACAGCAGCAAATTTTACTGACAATTCTTTTGAAGTGGTTACTGCACCAACTATAGACACTTTTACTATTACTATGGCATCTAACGCAGGAACCTCTGTTGCTGCAAGTGGGTCTGCAACAGTTAATCCTTACATTAAACCAGGACCATTAACTCAGAGTTATGGTTATGGTTGGGGAACTTCTTCATGGGGAGGAGCTTCAGGATTAATAAATACCTTAAATGGTTTACTACAAGATGATACAGCAGGTACTGGAGGATCTGGAACCTCAATTACTCTAACCTCCACTGCAGGTTTTCCTACAACTGGAACAATAAAAGTAGGTGCAGAATTTATTTCTTACACTGGGGTATCGAGCAATGATTTAACTGGAATTACTAGAGGAGCAGGTGGCACAAGATCTGCACACGCAAGTGGAGCTAGTGTAGAATATTATACATCATGGGGACAAGCATCTCTTTCTTCTTCAGTAACACTAGATCCAGCAACATGGTCTCTTGATCATTTTGGACAAAAACTAGTTTGCACTATTAAAAATGGTAAAATTTTTAATTGGGATCCTATTACAGTAACTCCTACAGCCTTACAAACAAGAGCTACAGTTATATCAAATGCACCTACAACTTCTGTTATGTCTATTATTTCAGAAAGAGACAGACATTTAATTGTTCTTGGAACTGAAACAACAGTTGGTGATGCATCAACACAAGATAAAATGTTTATAAGATTTTCAGATCAAGAAACATTAAATGATTTTCAACCTACTTCAGTAAATACTGCGGGTACTTTTAGAATTGATTCTGGAGTTAAAATAGTAGGTGCAGCAAAAGCTAAAGATTATATTTTAATTGTAACAGACACTTCTGCATATGTTATGCAGTTTGTTGGTCCTCCTTTTATTTTTTCTATAAGACAGGTTGGAAGTAATTGTGGATTAATTGGTCAACATGCAATCAAGTATATCAATGGTAGAGTTTGGTGGATGGGACAAGCAGGTGGTTTTTTTGTGTACGATGGTACAGTTAAATCTGTTCCATGTTTAGTTGAAGATTTTGTATTTACAAATAACGGAGATAACTTAGGTATTAATTATAATGCAGGTGAAACAGTATATGCTGGTCTTAACCATTTGTATGAAGAGGTAATGTGGTTCTATCCTAAAGCAGGTTCTGATGAACCAGATAGAGTAGTGACTTACAATTATGGTGAGAACACTTGGGCAACAGGTTCTTTAGCTAGAACTTCTTGGCATGATTCAACTCTTTTTGATAATCCTTATGCTTCTGAATATGCTCCTACAGGATTACCTACTTTCCCTGTTATTCAAGGTGTAACAAATGCAAATGGTTCATCGACATATTACGCACACGAAATTGGAAACAATGAAGTAGACTCTGCAGGTAATAAAACAGTTATACCTGCTTTTATACAATCTGGAGATTTTGATTTAAGTGAGGGTGATGTATTTATTAGTATGAGAAGATTTATACCTGATTTTAAATTACTTACAGGCAATGCACAGATTACTATTAACCTTAGAAACTATTCTAATGATACCTCTGCATCCTCTCCTTTAGGACCTTTTACAGTTACGACTTCCACAGACAAAGTAGATACAAGAGCTAGAGGGCGATCAGCTAGTCTAAAGATAGCTAATACAGCTACTGATGAAAGCTGGAGATATGGTACCTTTAGAGCAGATATACAACCTGATGGACGTAGATAATGGCTAAAGTAGATATATTAATACCAGAACCCACACCCGATTATACTGAAGAAAACCAAAGACAGGTAACTCAGTCTTTACGAACGATGCAAGATAAGTTAAACACTTCTTATCAACAAGAAATAAAAAATGAACAAGATACTTTTACTTGGTTTATATCATGACAATTAGATACAAAAGCGATACATTTTATTTAGATACAACTAATATTACAACTGTTTTGACTTGTCCTGCAGATGCAACAATACTTGTTAAAAATATTGAAGCAGTTCACAATACAGCAAGTAACGTTGATACTGATTTACTTATTAGAAAATCTGGTGCAGGTGCAGATGTACAAGTTGCACATAAACAAATGAATAAAGAAACTTTTAATTTTGCACTAGAGACTATAAATTTAGAAGCAAATGATATTTTAAAAATGCAAGCAGATACTGCTAATGAAATTACAGGATTAGTAAGTTATGCTTTAATAGATAGATCTCAAGAGAATGGCTAGAAAATTTAAAGATTTTGTTGAAAGGGATAAGCCTAGAAAAAGGCCACGGAGACATTGTAAGAATCCCAACAAAAAAAAGAAGTTGCAAAATAATAAAAAATATAATAGACAAGGAAGGAGAAAAAAATGAGTGAACCAATTAAAATACCCGCAACAGCGACCGAAATTGTCAAACATAAAAGAACAGGAAAAGTATATGCTGATAAAGCTGAGTTTGATGCTGATGTTGCTGACCCCAACACTGACACTACTGTGGATGATTTTAGGCAAGACCTTGAAATCAAAGTTACTAAGGTTTCTATGGGTGCGCAAACCAAAAAATAATGAAACCTAGAGGGGCCACTGAGCTACAAATGGAAATGCTTCAAAAGCATGTTTCCAAAGAACTACTAGATCAAGTACAGATATGCACATCTATACCTGGTAAAGTCCCAATAGACCCAAATAAATTAAATATTCTTTGGCAAAAAAATTCATATGATCAACCTAATCTACAAGAGTTCTTTACTAATAAAGAAAGACATAAAGAATATGATTGGTATGTATTTAACAGTCATTGGAATTATGAAAAATTTAGAATGGTGTTTGATATACCAACTGAAAAATCTATAGTAATTAAAAATGGTATTGATAATTTTCCAATTAGAAAGATATACAAAAGGGGAGATCCTATTAAGTTAATACACCATTGTACTCCTTGGAGAGGTTTAAATGTTTTATTACGTGCTATGCAAGAAATTGAAAATCCAAATATAAAACTGGATGTATATAGTTCTTGTAAGGTTTATGGCTCTGAGTTTGCAAAGAATACTGACAAAGACTTTGAAGCGTTGTACGAACAAGCTAAAAAATTACCTAATGTAAATTACATTGGTTATAAACCTAATGAATATATTACAGAAGTAATGCCTAATTATGATATGTTTGTTTACCCATCTATATTTGAAGAAACATCATGTGCATCTGCTTTAGAGGCTTTAGCTTCTGGTGTTCATGTAATTACTAATAATTTTGGAGCTTTGTATGAAACATGTGCAGAGTGGCCAGTATACGTTAACTATTCAAAAAACTACGAACAAATGGCACAGGACACTGCGGGAGCAATTAATATAGCTGCTAATTATTTACATGAAGATTATATACAAGAACATTTAGAAGAACAACAAAAGTTTTATAAAAGATTTTACAATTGGCAAAAAAAAGGTATAGAGTGGACAAACTTTTTGAAAGGAGCTTTAAATGAAAGAAACAGTAAATGAGGATACTTATCAAACTTTAAAAGAAGTTGAGGTAACATCATATGAAAAAGCTTCTACTCCTATGTGGAAACCGGCCACCGAAAAGAAAGAAAAAAAAATAGTTAAATCACCTTACAGCATTATGATTTGTACCCCTTGTCATAGTGAGGTAACTATGCATTACACACAAGCTCTTTTAGAATTACAACAACTTTGTATAAAAAAAGGAATAAGGATTACTTTTACTTTGTTAAAATCTTCTTTAGTAACTCAAGGAAGAAATTTATGTACTTCAGCTTTTTTAGAATCTAGTTGTACACATATGGTTTTTATAGATTCAGATATCTATTTTAGAGCAGAGTCTATTATTAAAATGCTAGATTTAGATAAAGAATTAATATCTATTCCATATCCTCTTAAAACAATGATGTGGGATAAACTTTATAAAAAATGGAGTGAAGGTGAAGTAAAAAACCCTAGGGATATTCATAGATTCTTAAATACTTATCCAATGAAAGTACAAGACGTTAATAACATAACTTTAGATAGTGGTGTTATGGAAGTTACACACAGTCCTACAGGATGTATGATGATTAAAAGAAGTGTATTTGACAAAATGATAGACAAGTATCCAGATAAAAACATAGTACAAAAGACAATAATAAATGGTGAGTATGTAGATAGACCTAATTTATGGAACTTTTTTGATTGTATACATGACCCTGATACTAAGACTTATATGGGTGAAGACTTTTCCTTCTGTAAGCTTTGGAAGGACATTGGGGGGAAATGTTATGCTTATGTTAATGACCCTATTATACATGTTGGAGAACACCAATATGAAGGTCGTTTTCTTGATGAGTTGAAACTAGCCAAGTAAAATGATATTATTATCCATATTTAAAAGAATAAATTATGGATCCATTTACACTAGCACTAGCCACTTTTGGCGTACAAAAACTTCGAGGAAAATCAACTAAAAGATCTTTAAGAGATGCTTTAATGATTGGTGGAGCTGGCCAATTAGGTGGTATGGCAGGTGTTGGTGGGTTACAAGCATTTGGATCAGCTCCTGGAGCTATTCAAGGTATAGGACAAACTGCAGTGGGTAGAGGAGTAACAAGTTTATTTCCACAATTTGCAGGACAAAACGCAGCAACAAATGCAGCACAAATTGCAAGTGCTGGAGGAGATCCTGGAAATGCAATGGGTATGGTTGGTGATGGAGGAAGTTTTTTCTCTCAGCTTATTCCTAAAACTACTGGAGGTAAAATTGCACTAGGTTCAGCAATTCTTCCTTTTCTAGATTCAGGTGAAGAAATGACAAATGAAAAACCAGGTTATAATAAAAATTTACAAAAACTTTACGAAAGTGGTTACGCAGGTGGACCTACAGGTTTCATGAGAAGAAAATATAATGAAGATGGAACATACACGGACACTCCACTAGAAGATAAAGATACTTATCAATCAGTAGAAGCAATATTAGACGAAGAGCAACAACCTGAAGGACTAAGAGAAGGTGGTATTGCCAACGTTGCAAAATTTAATACAGGTGGACAAGCACTACCTTCTAAATTTAGTCATGATGAAAAAGATTACAATAACTACGTAAGAGCTCATGGTTTTGTTGAAGACGGAGCAGGTATGGGTAATGATAACGAAGATACAATGTTAGCTCAATTAGCTGATGGTGAATTTGTTTCTAGATCTGCTGCTGTAAGAGGAGCTGGTATTATTGCCGGGGCAAGTATTTCAGACAAAGAAGACCAAAGAAAAAAAGGTGCTGAGTTTTTTTACGAACAACAAAAACGTTTTAAAAGAATTATGGATATTTTAGATGCAAGTAGAAAAGACAATTAAATCTAATGTAGAAGTACTTACTATTAAGCCATCAGAGGTAGACACTTTTTGGCCTTTAGTAGAGTTTCTTATTGCAGAAGCATTAAAGTTTAGTGGTCAATACGCTGATGCTAAACATATTAAAAAACTATTAAAACAAAACGTAATGCATTTATGGGTTATGTTTGGAACAGACGATGATGGAGAAAACAAAGTATTTGGTTGTTGCACTAGTAGATTTTTTGACAATCCTAATTTTAAAGAACTACAAGGATTAATATGTACAGGTAAAAAAATGCATTTATGGTCTGACAAATTAGTAGAGACATTAGAAGAATTTGCTAAAGTAAATAATTGTAAAAGAGTAACAGCACTAATGAGACCTGGATATAAAAAAGTTATGAATAAATATGATTGGAAAATTAAACATTACGAATTTCAAAAGGAGTTAAGTAAATGAGTATATTTGGCGGAGGTGGAGGTGGTTCATCAGGACCCTCAACTACTACACAATACATAAGGGAAGCACCAGGTATAGAAGAAAGAAAACTTGGTTTAATGGATGTAGCAGCAAGTCTTGCTAAAAAACCAACTAATATTCCTACTATGCAAGTAGCAGGTTTAGGTAATCTAGAACAACAAGGTATAACAGCATCTGGAGTTACAGGTGTTGGTCAACCAACTGTTGGCTCTGCAGTATCTGGAGTACAAGGAGCAATGGCTCCGATAGGTGCTCAACAAATTAGTCAATATTTAAATCCTTATCAATCATATGTAACTGATGAAATTGCTAGACAAGGACAAATGATGCAAAATCAATTAGGAGCTCAAGCAGTTAATGCAGGAGCTTTTGGTGGTGGTAGAGAAGGAGTACAACAAGCAGAACTTCAAGGAAGAACTTTATCTGAAATGGGCAGAGCACAAGCACAAGGTTTTCAAACTGCATTAGGTGCAGCTCAACAACAGCAACAAGTAGGATTACAAGGTGGTCAATTATTAGGTCAGCTAGGTGCACAACAACAACAAATGGCTCAAGGTGACATTAATCAGTTAATGGCTGCAGGTGGCTTACAAAGACAGTTAGCACAACAAGCATTGGATGCACAAAGACAAACAGCATTACAAAGAGAGTACGAACCGTACCAAAGAGCTGAGTTCTTAAAAAATATTTACGCTGCAGGACCTACATCTCAGTCTTCATTAACACAGACCACAACACCAGGTGGTGGAAATCCTTTAGCACAAGCTGCAGGAGCTGGACTTGGAGCTTATGCCACATACTCACTATTAAATAAAAATCAAGCACCAGCTAAGGTTTAAGTCTAATGGATAAAACATTAAACAGACCTCTATTTAAAAAAAGAGCACAACAGATTCATCAACAAGTGAATCCTAAACAAGTACCTAAATTTTTTCTTGGTGGAATAATGCAAGCAGGTAATATGATTAGAGCAGGTGCTGCTCCGGTCTATAGATATCTTGCTCCTAAAGTTTCTTCATTTATGAATAAACCTGCAACACAAACAGGTATAGTTGGTTTAGAAGGTTATGGTATAGGTGTTGGATCTCGAGATATGGCAGAAGGTGTTGCTGAAGGAGATACAGGTAAATTTTTACAAGGTGCTGCTTTAGCTGTGCCTGGTGCTGCTTTCTTACCATCATCTGCAAAACGATCTGGTATACAAGCTTTAAGAGAAACAGGAGAATATTTATCTCCTAGAATGACAGGAGCTGCACAAGCTTTAGTTAGAAATCCTGGAAAGACTGCGATAGGTTCTATTGGTACAGGTGTTACAGGAGCTTACATATCTCCAGATGCTATTGCTCAAGCAAAACCTGCGGAAATGTCTAATGAAGATTACGCAAAAGATATTCAAGAAAGATTAATATACAAAGAGAAGCCTGAATATAAACCTGATCCTAAAAAGAAAGTTACAGAAAATTTAAAAGAGTATAAAGAAAGTACAAAAGATTTTAAACCATATGCTGTTGGTATTGAAAACCCACTAACAGAAGGTGAGAAAGCATTAGATGCACAGTTAAAAACTGTAGCTAAGGTAAGAGAAGTTGCAAATAAATTAGGTGTAAATCCTATTGAAGCAACTGATGAACAATTAAAACAAATATCTATTGAGTCTAATATAGATCTAAGCACTTTAAAAAGTATGGTTGGACAAAAAGATGAAGGAGCAGTAATTGCAGATAACATGCCAGCACCTAATAATGATGGTGTTCCTGTAATAACAGGAAATGAAGGAGCAGCAGAAACACAATACTTAGTAGATAAAAGAAAAAGAGATGTTGCGGCAGGTAATGAAATAGCAGGCACAGATGCTTTGTCAGGTCAATTTTTAGAATTTAAAAATCAAATAAACAAAATGACTGGTTCAGATAATTCTAATTTAAATAATTTATTGATGATGAGAGCAGCAGGTCAAATGTTATCAGGTAAGTCTCCTGAAAAAGGGGTTAGAGGATTCTTAGATATTACAGGTCAGACTTTAGCTTCTAGTGCTGACGCTATGATTGGTCTTAAATTAAAACAACAAGATTCAGATATGAAGTTAGCTACAGCTTTCTTAAAAATGAAATCAGATAAAGCTAAAGGTGCCGGAATGTTAACGGGCGGAGATAAAACAGTTAGAGTATCTGACCCAAGTGTACCAGGTGGTTTTAGAAACGTTAGAGTGTCTTTAGGTAAGGATAATAAATTTTATGAAAGAATTATGAATCCTGATGGTTCACAAGGTTTTGTACAAGCAAATTTTACTGGAACTGATGTAAAAAGAAATGATGAGAAACTTAACAAAGCTCTTATGGGATTAGAAGATAATAGACGTGGTGGTAAAATGGTTGAGTTTGTAATTAAAAACGCAGGAGAAGGTGGAACTAAAGCTGCTTTAGGACTATTAACTGAAGATGCTTTTGGTACATTAGACTTTTTTGCAGGTGGTAATGTAGGCGCAGACAGTTCTGTTATTGATGATCAAATTAGAGCAGAGATGGCACAGACCACAGGAAGAGAAGGTTTTGATATAAGCGGAGGTAAAGTAAATATTTTTGCAAAAGAATCTGATAATATGACTAAAAGATTTAATTCAGATCTAGAAGATGCTAGAGAAAATGGAGCAGAACGAGTTGAAAAACAATTAAAGAAAGCTGGAATCATTGCTAAAAACTACCGACCAACGGAAGACGAATTAAGAAATTACACTAGACTTGCTTTGATTGAACAACGTATGAAATACATTGTTGCAAACGCAAACAAATCAGAAGATAGATTAACACAAAAAGATATTGACAACGCTGCTAAGCGTACACAGATTATTAAATACATTACTTCACCTAGAACTATTAGATTAAACTATGAACAATTAAGAGAAGAGTTTGCAGAAAAAGCAGGTAGTTATCTAACTCAATACAAATTAAATGGTGGAGACGAACTATTTATTCAAGAAAACTTTATGGATATCCCTGGTGTTGCTTTACAATATAACAGAAAAAATAAAGAATTTATGAAAAGTCAAAAAGTCAACAACCAAGTAAGTAGACAAGATATTTTAAATACAATACCAATTGGAGGTTAATAGTGCCTACTATTAAAGAATTACAAACTGCTATTAACGAAAAAAACTTAGATACTAGAAAGTTAAACACAGAACAGATGCAAGCTCTTGATGCTGCTTTTGATAGTGGTGAGCTTACAGGCTACGATAGTATTCAAGATTACGATAGACTAATTAACTTAGGTGCAAAGAGTGTAGCTATTGGTAAAGAACAAAAATTAGAACCATTAAAAACATCAACAGGATTAGAAAGAGGTGATCTTGTATTTGCAGGAGCTGCCTCTATGTCTATGGTTCCTTACTATATGAACAGAGATCAACTAATGAAAGCTTTTGTACAAAGCGGATTTAAAGATCAATACGGTGTAGATATGCGTAATGCAGATATGTTTGGTATGTATCAAAAAAGATTTACAGCATTAAGTGATGCAGTTAAAAAATTACCTAATGTTAGAGGAAGAGCAGGATTACCTGTAAGAATGTTAGGAAGTTTAGCGGGTATGGCAGATAACACAATAGATTTTTTTAAAAAATTAAAAAAGTTTGGAGCAACACCAGCATTAGCTACTGAATCACAATCAATATTAATGGCTGCAGGGGGAGCAGGTGCAGGTTCTGTTTTATATGATATAGGTAATCTAGGTTCTGATTACGTAGGAGCTACTTCTCAAGATTTAGCTAACCTTACTGATAATGATATTAGAAAACTACCTTTTGCACAAAGAGCTTTATATAATGGATTAAATGAAACATATAATGATCTGCTTTGGGCAGGTGGTGCTATGTCTTTAATACCTTTGGTTAGATTTGCAGGAAGAGAAGGATTAAAACAATCATTAGGATTAAACTCAGATCAATCAAAAGCCATTGCACAATCGTTTGAGAGAATGGGAGAAAAACCTACTGTTGCAGCTTTAATACCAGGACAAAATGCTTTTCAAAACTTTTTTAAAAAATTCTTTACTACTATTGGTGTATACCCACTTGTCAGTGGTCCTTTAGTTAAGTTTAACACAGAGTTTAATCAAAGATTATCTCAAGAAGAGTTTTTAAATACTGCAGATAATTTAAATATGGCGCCTGGAAGCAATCAAAGTATTATGAACTATGCAGGTATTAATGAAATTAAAAAAGAATGGAAAAATGTTTGGAAAACAGTAGACACTGAATATGGTAAAGTTAGAAAACATTGGGAAGAAATAGGTAACCCTAAAATGATTCCAACAGCAACTATCAAACAAGAAACAGAAAGACTAATGACTCAAATGAAAAATGAGTACCCTAGTACTTATTCTTACAGTAGTGCTTTTGATAACATGCAGAAAGGTGCAAGAGATCTAACACCTGCTGATGATCCTTTAGTACAGTATATACAATTCCTTAATGATATAACAAGAAATAGTAATTATATTAGAATGAGTGATTGGTCTGGTTTGTCTAGAATGCAAACTGCAGCATACACAGGAACTAAATTTAAAAATGTTAAACCTCAAATATTAGTTATTAGAAATGCTATGGAAAAAGATCTAAACAGTATGGGGGAAGCAACTGTTAGAACTAATTTAAAAGATAAAATATTTGCGGATGAATATAAAAATATACTAGACAGTGAAGGACCACAAGCAGCAGAAGCGTTTATTGATAAACAAATTAGAGTAGCTAATTCTGGTTTTAATCAATTAAAAGAAGCAAATGCTTACTACTCATTGGTTCTTAGACCTTTTAGTACAAACAAAGTAGCCAGACAATTATCTGCGGTAGATGCAAAAATATTTGCAGACAAAGGCATTGAAATGCAAGGTAATGCGGGTATATACCCTGATCAAGTATTCGATAAAGTTATTAGAAGAGTATTAGATTCAGATAGTCCTGACGCTATTAGACAATTAAAACAAGTATTAGGAGTAACTAAATCTAGTTATGAAGTATTAGGTAAAGATGGCCAAGTTAAAAGAACTATACAGATACCTAAAAGTAAAGAGTCTCAAGAAATATACGATAGATATGTAAGAACTTTTTTCTGGGATTCTTGGAATGAAGCAATGACTAATCCTCTTAGAGATCATAGATCTTTATCTGCACAAGCGATAGCTGCTCAGGCGGTTAAAAAAGGTTTTGTTAATAAAAGATTGTTTGCTCTTGATGATGTGACTGAACAAAGAGTTAGAGCTAAAACAAAATTAAATGAAACAATAGATGTTACTGAAGTAGATGGAAGAGTATTTACTCAAGGAGATGGTATAGCTAATTTAAATGATGGTGTAATTAGAAATCATGACTTTGGAGAATTTGATACAAATCAATTTGTAAAAAATTTAGGATTAGATAAACCTCAAGGTAAAGATAAAATAAGAGAAATGTTTGGTGGTGGAGCTCAAGGAGAAAAAGCATTAAAAAGAATTGAAGATATCATAATAATGAAAAGAGCTTTAGATTTAGTAGAATATACAGATCCTTCTAAATTCGTACAAAGATCTATTACACTAAGAGCTGGTTCTTCTGGTGGTATTATGGCAGGAGCAACAAGTGCTGCATTTGGTTTTGGTAATACAATAAAATTAATTTTAGGAAGTAGATTACTTGGTAGTGTATTAACAAGTCCTAAAGTAGCTGAAAACTTAATGGATATGAATAAGACTATGAGATTTATGTCTGATGATCCTAACGTATATAAATTATCTCCACAGTTAGTTCCTAGAACATCTAGAACATTTGCTAGATTTATTAATAGTTTAATGGAAGCAGAAGGTGATGACTTTAGAGTAGATCCTGATAATATTGATTTTGAAGAAGTAAGAGAAAAACTACAAAGTTTAGATCCTAATATACCTTTAACAGTGAGCTATGATTTTGGTTCTATGCCTAAATTTACTAGAGACAGAATATACCCTGAATTTGAAATGATGAAAAAACTACCTGCATCAGCACAAAGAGCAGGTAACGAATTTTTACAAGGAGCTAATTTAATGGCATTGCAAGAACAAAAGTTTGAAGAGATGGCTGAAGGTAAAGAAATGTTACCGCAAAGCACACAACCACAAAACATGGGTGTGCCTCCTACAAATACTCAACCACAAGCGATGACACCACCACCGCCACAGAACACCCAGATGCAGACAGCACAACAATATGCATCATTATTTCCACAAGACACATTGGGTCAAGCTGTTGCAACTAGACAGTTTAGCGAAGGTGGTTTTGTTGAGGATATATACAACCAGGTAGACGAGGTTCTAAATGGCTAGAAAATTAACACCTTCAGAGAAATACCAACAATTAAAAAAGCATACGGAAGATGCAGGAATGGTAGTGAAAGAAAAAGATGGTAAAATAATTGTAAAAAGAAAGAAAAAGAAAAATGCCTAAAGCTAAATCAGCATTAGAAAAAATTGAATATCATGAAAAGATCTGCAGAATTATGCAGAAACAAACATTTGATAAAATAGAGAAAATGGAAGCTAGAATACTTAGAATAGAAAAATGGATTATTGGTGGACTAGGAGCTATTCTTTTAGCTGTACTTTCTCAGCATTTTTAGTAAACATATTACATGAAATTTATAGAAAATGACAATACTTTTTCATTAACCGAATTTGAATTAATACAAAAATATCCTTATAAAAAATACTCAAGAGCAGCAGATCCTGAAACAGGTAAACGTATGTACTCTGTAGATGGTAAAAAATTACCTAGTGTAACAACTATATTAGGAGCTACTAAAGACCAAGAATCGATAGATGCTTTGGCCAGGTGGAGAGAAAAAGTTGGTGAAGAAGGTGCAGAAAGAATAAAGAATGAAGCCTCTGCTATGGGAACTGAAATGCATTTAGTTATAGAAAAATATATTGAAGGAGAAGGTTATCTAAACCTTACAGAAAAAGGTAATCGTGCAAGAAAAATGGCGCACACTATATTAAAAAACTTAGATCCATTATCACAAGTTTGGGGTAATGAAATAAGTTTAGCCTATCCAGAAAAATATGCGGGAGCTACAGACTGCGTGGGGGTCATGAATGATAAGCCCACTATCTTTGATTGGAAACAAACTAATAAACCCAAGAGGAGAGAGTGGAGCGCAGTCCAAGATTACTTTACACAGTTAGGTGCTTATAGTTTAGCACATGAATCTATGTATGGAGAAATAGAACAGGCTAAGATATGTATGTGTTCTAGAGATTTTAATTATCAAGAATTTACTATTGAAGGCCAAGAACTAAAAGACTACCAAGGTAAATGGTGGGAAAGATATGATAAGTATTTAGAAACTATAAAATAGTTTTTATGTTTTTTCTTGAAGATAAAAATTTTTTAAATGATGCTCAAAAAAAATATATAGATGAGTTATTGTTATATGAAAACATGTCTTTTAAGTTAGCAACTCAAGCTGCAGAAGTTGGAGATAACGGGTTTCATTTTATTAATCATATACTAAAACTTGAAGAAAAAGAAAAAAATACTTTAAAACAACATGAAAAATTAATTGATATCTTTAGATTTTTTTTACAAAAAAATAAAATTAAATTAAATACTCTTTTTAGAGTTGCTATTAATATAACTTTTAATAACGGATTTGTTTATAAATGTCCTATGCATACTGACCATGATTTTGAACACAGACAAGTTATACTTTATTTAAATGATGCTGTTGGAGATACAATTATTTGTAATAAAAATAAGGAACCAGTTATAATATCAAAACCAGAAAAGTATAAAGCTATTGTTTTTAATAAACAACCTCACTATCATTACTTTCCTAATTATGGTTTACGAGCTATAGCTGTATTTACATTTAATTAAGCCATTCTTTAAACTCATCACCTAAAGTTTTAATAGCTAATTTATTTTTATTAGATAAAGAAGAAATAATTCTTTCATCAATTGTACCTTTACATATTAAATCTGTGTATAACACTCTGTGTTTTAATCCTGATCTATGTGCTCTATCTTCTGATTGTCTTCTATGTTCAAAGTTAAAACTATTAGAGAAATAAATAATATTCTTAGCCTCTGTAAGAGTAAGACCAAAACCACCTGTTGCAGGATTACCTACAAAGAATCTACAAGTATCATCTTCTTGAAACTTCTTTACTGCTTCAGCACGTTTAAGAGTATCTACAGCTCCATAGTTAGATACAACAGAATACGCTCCATATTTTTCCTGTAAAAATTTTATTATAGATTCTATATTATATATGTAGTTGGCCCATATAATTACCTTACCTTCTGATTCTTCTATAATATCTGATAGTGCATGTAGTTTAGGATTCTTAAACTCTTTAAGTTCTCCATCATTTGTTTTGACAAAACCATTACAGACCTGGTGTAATTTTATTATCTCAGTTAATTTATTATTATATGACACAGCTTCATCTTCTATAATAGCTATTGCAGCTATTCTTAATCTTTCATAAAAATCTTTCTGTTCATCATTCATATCTATATATCTTTTAGAGTATAGTTTAGGTGGTAGATCTAGACATTCATCTTTAGTTACTCTGTAAGAGAACTTACTTAATTTATCTTCTAGTTCATCAAGATGCACATAGTATTTAGGTATCTCTGTGTATTTACCATTACCAAGATCTAATCTGTGAGTTACACAATATCTGTTTCTAAAAGTAAAATAAGAAGAAAATCCTAGATGTGTACCATCTAAAAAATTACATTGTGTATATAAATCTAACGGTGATTTAGTTACTGGTGAACCTGTAAGTATTCTTTTGTATTTAGAATAATCAGATAATTTTAAAACGTTTCTAGTACGA